CCTCGCCACCGTTTAATTTGGTGTGCTTGAGATCGTTATCAGGATCAAGTGCTTGTTTGAAAACATCATTCGCCATAAGCGATCTTTATTTTCCCTGACGTTTGAGGATTGTTGGCCCTCTCGTATCCTTTCGGATCAAGGGCCGCCCATTCGCCAGCCGAAGCATATCCACCTGTTGATTTTGGTTGTGAGTTATCTACGGAAGCCGGTGAAGGTTTCGCAGTGATTTTGTTATGAACTGCTTTTAATTGTTTTAAAGTCAGTCCGCTAAAGTTTTCCCGGTCTTCATCCGAGAAATCAGAAAGCAACGATTCCACTTCAGCCTTTATTTCAGCTCGAGTAATTTCCAATTCAGCGTTCTGTTCACTAATGATTAGCTTGCGTTCATCAGCAAGGGTTTTGTAATCATTTTGCTCTTCAAGCTGTTTATTTCGGATTTCTTCGATTTCTTTCTTAAGACCTTCGTTTTCCGTCTCTACTCTCTGAGCCCTGGTTCTATACTTTTTGCTTTCTGCAATCGCTTCACCAACATCAGGGCTGATGCTTGGTTCTGCTTCCTGGCTGACAGTAGCCAACTCTTGTACTTCTTGTACTGTTTCTTCGGTCATGATCTACCTTTCTGTTTTAGTTTGAAAATCATCTAATTCAAAGGGAGTATTTTTTTGATACTTCACTTGCTAATAAATCCCATTCTTTTGCTATTTCTGCACTATTTTCCCAATTTTTCAACTTCAATGAGTCTCGATATTTTTCGTAAGCGGATTCTAATAATTCCTTATCTTTACTTTTTAAAAATGAATCAACCGTCTCCAAGTCTTTTTTGATGCCACTCGGTATTGGTAAATTTCTATCTCTCGCCAGATTAGCTTCAGAAAAGTATTCCTGATAATTTGTTCTTGCATAGGGACTCACTTTTAACGCATCTGTTTTTTTGAACTTTGTAAATGATGGTTCTTTTTGTCTCGTGAGCCATAGAAAATTATTTAGCTTTGCGTGTCCAGCTTCATGGGTTGCAACATCGCCAATATTCCTTGCTAAATTAAATCCAGGCTTAGTAAACTTATCTTTAAACTTTATAAACTCTTCTGGTTTTAAATCCCATATTGGGCCAAATAAAGACAGTCTTTGGTTCTGCATCCTGTTTGGGATACCCATTTCTTTTGTTAGGTTAGTTACCCCAGCACTGTCACCAAAGTCCCCTATTTCTGCAACAACCTCATCCATTTTAACGCCCAAACGAGCCTTATTCCACGACAATAAATATTCATTAAGAGATTCTGTATTATTCTTATTCCTAAATTTTGACAAATCAGTCTTGGTTCTCACGCCAGGGTCTTTTGCCCTTACCATATTGGCCTCAACCCACTTTTCGGAATCGGATATTTTTTTATGTGTTCCAACCAATGACGGGCTTGTAACATCGATTATTTTCTTTTCCTTCACCAAAGGCTTATCAAGATTCTCACCCTTATAATTCTCGGGTAGTAATTGACATCTGCAATTTGTTGTGCATACACTAAAGCCAGATGCTGGTAGTCCAATAGTTTCAAAGTATTCCATTGTTCCTGTTTCGCCATGTCTTTCTTCACAATCAGGGCAAACCTTACCATCACCAACCGATACCCATTGAAACTGACTCACCCCAGCCTTAGTGAACTTCCCATTTGCACTTCCATTTGAAGATGCTTCCACACCATTCTTCACAGTATTCTTGAGCTTATTCCTGAATGATCCGAATAAAGGGCCACCAGTATTCAAGTCATTCAATAAGGTTTGACGTATTGCCGTGTCAGCCATACCAGCGGTTTTCATTGTTGTCACTAATTCCTGAATAGACAAAGCAGATTGTGCCGCTGATGCGGATATATGATTAGCCATTGTGATCTGTAGATCAGGCACGTTTAATCTCTCTCTCTATTTCGAGTTCCATCATCTTCACAATTCTTTTTTCTGCTTTCTTTGTAATTCCAAACCATTCACGAACAGGAAGATTCCCAGCACCAAATTGATGAAATCCACCAACATCAGACATGGTAACATCTTTACCTTTGTATGTCTGCTTTTCTCCAGGATGTACTACAACTTCCTGATTCATCTTGGTTGCTTTGTCAATTACGAGCTTTCTCATCTTTCCTGTATTAACTAATGTTTTACCGCTTGTTTTCTGTGATGGTATCATTGGGCCACTTACACCTTGACCTCTATCTAATCTTTTGAAATGATCTTCCTTGATTATTTGACCAGCAAGATTTAATTCTTTCGTTAAATCAAGATTGATCTTCTTTAGATCGAAATTCTTGGTCATTGTGATTGCTTGTTTAGCCACTTTTTTCTAATATCTTTTCAGCGAATTTCTCGCCCTGTTTAGCACCCATCTCTATCTCATCCATATGTTCATTCAAGAATGATAATCCAAGACTTAACAGATATGATTCTGGGTCTTTCATTAATTCATTTATTTTGATTGATGGCAATATACTCTCTGCATTTTGTATTACTTCATCTTGCAATTCATCTATCTTAGAGATGTGATTAAGAACTAATTGAGCCAAGACGTTTCAATCCTTCAAATATTGGTTGTTCTGGTACTACTGGTGCTTCTGCTTCTTGTTCTTCTTTTAATTCACCGAGCATTTCATCTAATTGTTCATCAGGAATATCTCGATTGAAGTACCTGATTAATTCTTTTTTACTCATTAGGTTGTTATCTAATTGGAATTGCAATCTATCCTTTTCTTCAGCCCAGGTAGTAGGAAATCCAGCTTCTGCGAAATCAACTGAATAAGATTCGGATAATGTTTTATTCTGATGTACTTGTAATATGGTGCGATCTATTTCATATCTTGAATGTTCCCATTCCTTGAATAGCGGTATGTCTGATTCTCTTGACTCCAAATTTTCCATGCTGAGAATTTTCAACGCTTCACCGCTCGGTGGCGTTCCGCCTTCACCCCATCTGATAGCAAGTGAATGATTCTGGCCCACCTGATTGATCATCATCTTTACGCTTTCGATCATGTCACGAATAGAACCCGTTGGCGATACATATTGAAGTGCGGCCCCTTCTGGAAGAGAAATCAGTCGCTCAATTCCAGCCTTCAGATTAGGAATCTCAGTATCTATCCCTGTGATAACTGGCTGACCTAATGCGAACCTTGTAGCTAATGCGATTTCAGTCATGGCTATACTCACTTGTAATCCAGCCCTTGCAACATCCATACTATCCGATGAGAATTCAACCTTGCTCAAAGGTATGATCGAATAAGGATTAATTAGGTCTGTATTGTCGCCTATCGGATTAACACGACCAACAGTATCAAAGGCGAAATGCAATCCAGGTTCACCATTTCTTGACTCACTCCAGAATACAAACTTCCGATCACCTTTTAAATCCTTACCTACCTCATAGCTTATACCATACGGTGTTGATTCACCATACAGATAATATTCTTTAGCATTGGTTACTATATCGTATTCAATCCGTTCATGCCGATCCGAATACTTACTACGGAAGTGGCACTTACCTATGAGCCATGCTATCTCTGCGAACTCTCTTGATTTACTATCGAGATGGTAAGCAATATCATTGTATTCATCTGCTGGTTCACCATTGATAAATCTCTCAGGTGGTGATTTAAATAACATCATCCTTGCCTTTGCAAATCTTGGTACAATACGCATACCGAATGGTGGCACTTGTTCTAATGATGATCCTGGAAACCATTGAGCCAGATGTGTATCTAATTTCTTATTGTAATAAAAATCAAGAGCAGTATCTTTCTCAGCAATCTCATCCTTTTTTAAATCGTTCTCGGCTCGTTGTACTGACTGCATGACTACATCCCTACCGAGTGAAGGAAGCATCACTTTATCGTGATAATTATATTCCATGATTTACCATTGTGAACTTGTTACCGATCTCTTAACCAAAGAATGTCTCAAGGCAATATAATAACTACAAGCATCGAAGGCATGGCTGAGAGTTATATCTTTTAATTTTTCAATTTTTCCGTCCCTTGATCTTTGCACTTGTTCTAAATCTTTAATCAGGTATGTACATT